CTCAAATGAAAGTAATATTATTTGTAAAAACAAATATTTTATGAAAAATTAGATTTTTCTAAAGCTAATACATGAGAATATTATTATGTTTATTGATAATGTTATTAAAAAGTATGCCATATGTATGTTTTTTAAATTTTCTGCAAAAGTATATAAATACAACTAGATTATTAGATTAGAGATAAGAATGGTAGAACAAAACAAATCAACCCCCTACCCCCTAAAGGAGATTGATCTGTTAGTTACTACCAAATACAACTGAGTTACTGAGTTATCGATTAAGTGTGGCTAGTTAGCGGTATCAAATCATAAAGCCCATACTAACTATTTAAAGTAAAATATCTTCTTAGTTTTCAAAAAGAATTATGTTTTTAGAAATCTACCGCTTACATCTATGAAGTAAGTAAAGTAGTAACCTCTTTTATTGTGGGAAAAAGAGAACATAAAAAAAACCCTAGCCTCCTTACCAACGACTAAGGTTTTTAAAGAACTAGTTAGCTCATTTCTAGTTTTCTTTAAATGTCTTAAAGTAGGAAAGGTATTTTATTGTGAGCAATGCAAATATACAAAATAAAAATATAATTACCACTATCAATAGAACTATTACTATTACTATAAGCCTTGCGTAAGCCTTAAGTAAGCCTTAAGTAAGCCTTACAATATTACTTTCATTACTTTCAAAACGAATTTGAAAGCGTTGAAAGCTAGTATTTGTATAAAGGAAACAAATAGTGGTTATATTTGCGCTATGCCAAAAGAAGAAACATACTACAAGGGGAAAGGCAATACAAATGCCTCAGTAACCACGCAATTAAATAAGAATAAGATATTAGAGGCTATGCAAGATGAATATGGAGCAATTCAGCATTCATGTGATAGAGCCGGAGTTTGTGTAGCCACTTATCGTAATTATTACAACAACGATGAGGAGTTTAGGGCAAAAGCAGATGCTATAAGAGCAGTTGTAAAAGAAAAGGTGGCAAACAGTTTAATTAGAAAAGCAATTGAAAAGGATGACACGTTAAGTCAAATATTCTTTCTAAAAACCCAAGCGGGGTGGGTTGAGAAGAGACAAGTAGAGGTTACACAAAAGAAAGAGTTAATACAGATTGTTCCGGCAGATAATTTTGAATTAGAAGAAGCAGAAATAGTAGATGAAGATCAAAGCGAATAAACAATTTTATCAATGCTTAGATAGTTCTGATAAAAGGTTTGTAATTCACAATGGTGGAACACGTTCGGGTAAAACATACGCTATTCTACAGTATTTAATTTATAAGGCTTTAAATACTGATCCCAAAGAAGCGTTAAACTTTACAATTGTACGAAAGTTTCTTCCTAGTTTAAAAGATTCCGGATATAGTGATTTCTTTGAAATACTGAACGCTTGGGGTTATTATGATGAGACAAATCACAACAAAACAGATTTAAAATATAAATTAAACGGGCATACGTTTAAATTTCTTGCAACGGGAGATCAGCCGGATAGGCTAAGATCAATGAAAAGAGACATTTTGTATATCATAGAATGTCAAGAATTAAGTAAAGAAGAATACCGGCAATTAAACTACCGAACAACGACACAAGTGTTTTTTTGCTACAATCCTAGCATGACAGAATCATGGATATATGATCTTGAAGATAACAGAGCAGAAGATGTTGCAGTTTTTGTAAGTACATATAAAGACAATAATTTTCTTAGCGCAATACAAAAGAAAGAAATAGAAATGTTACAACGTACCGATCCCGAAGCATATAGGGTGTACGGTTTAAGACTTAGGGCAAGTACAAACAAAGGTAGGATTTATAAGGGATGGGAAGAAATTAATGAATTGCCCGAAGGTGGTGTATTTTATGCAGTAGATTTTGGTTTTTTTCCCGATCCAACGGCAATAATAAAAGTTGTAAGTGCAAATGAAAGTATATATGTAAAAGAATTGGCTTATTCAACTAAAATGATGGATGAGGAAATAATAATGACATTACGAAATGCTCATTACATGGGTGAGCCGGTTTATTGTGATCATAATCAAAAACAAACAATAGAGCAATTAAAACGTAGTGGCTTTAATGCCGTACAAGGACGTAAGGGTTCGGGTAGTATTATTGAAGGGATTAACTTTTTAAAAAGAGCAAGTGTTTTTTATCATAAAGACAGTAAAAATTTACACAAAGAATACATGGCATATTCTTGGAAATTAAAGCGCGGATTTGATCCCGATGATGATAATGCATATGAAAGTTTTCCGGAAGATAAAAACAATCACCTTTTAGATGCTTTAAGGATGGGTTACTACTCACATTTCTTTGTTGGTAACAAATTTTTTGTTATATAAAATACTTTTTTTTATTTATGCTATTTTTGTATAAAAATATTTATGGGAATTTTCAACTTCGGTAAGAAGAAACAAAAAAGTACTGATCCTAGATACAATGAATTAATTTTTGGGAAGTTCGGAGTAAGTCCGTTTATTAAGCAAGAGCCTAACAAGGAAACTTTTATAAAAGAAGGATTTCAAAAGAATGCTACTGTTTACTCTATAGTTGATTTAATCTCTAAATCTGCATCAAACATTAAAATGTGTGTCTACGAAAAAATAGATGAAACATACGCAAAAGAATATCAGACATTGATAAAAGGTGCTATGAATGACAATGCGATGTTTAAGGCAGAGCAAGCAAAGAAAAGGGCATACAAACCGGCAGACAATTCTGATTTAGCTAAATTTTTAGAAAACCCCAATCCAAAGCAAGGCCAAGCGGAATTTTTAGCGGATTTGATTGCATTTGAATCATTAACGGGTGATGGTTTTATTTGGGGACTATCCCCCGAAAGCGGAAGACAACAAGGTATAATAAAAGAAATGCATGTATTACCATCACAATTAGTAGAGATAGTTGGAGGTGATATATTAGAGCCAATAAAAGGTTATACGTTAAATTGGTTGAGTTATAATAAATCTATTCCTTCAGATCAAGTTGCACACATAAAGAATTTTAATCCCGATTATTCTAGGGTAGGAACTCATTTATACGGACAAAGTCCATTGCAAGCATTATTTCGTAATTTATCTATAAACAATAATGCTATACAAACGGGTAGTAAGTATTTAACAAATCAAGGTGCTAGAGGAATACTAACCTCACAAGACAATATGTTGACGGCAGAACATGCAAGTGCTTTACGAGACAAGTACAAGTCAATGTATTCGGGTGTAGATAATGCCGGAGAAATTATGGTAACAAATCATGATTTTAAATGGATTGAAATGGGATTGCCTTTGGCTGATTTAGCTTTAATAGAACAATATAATTTATCTATTAAAGATTTAGCATCTGCATACAAAGTTCCGTCAATACTTCTTAATGATACCCAAAGTTCTACTTTCAATAACTACAGAGAAGCAAAAAAAGCATTTTATTTACAAGCAGTATTTCCAAAATTAATTGCAGTAAGAGATGAGTTAAATAGATGGCTTACTCCTACATATGGTAACCAATATTATATTGATTTTGATTTTCTAAGTGTTCCGGAGTTACAAGAGGACATGGAAAAGGTTGTTAGGCAACTTAGTCTTGCATGGTGGCTTACTCCAAATGAGAAAAGACAAGCAATGAAGTATGAGCCTATAGATCAAAAAGAGATGGATGAAATACATATGTTAGCTAATTACATACCAATATCTGATGGTGTTACACCAAAAGAAAGCGGAGGTGCTAGTCAGCAATTGCTTAATGACACATCTGACTATACAGAAAAATAGTGTGTTACCCAAACTTTTATGAGGATTATGATTCATTTGTAAAAAGATGTAATCACGAAACTGATTTTGCTACTTTAAATAAAAATTTTAGACAACGTAGAAGTATGTATTTAAAAGAGGGATTAGGTGATATACCTTTTCTTCTAAATACAGAAAGAACAATGCAAAGCTACATTGATGAATACACGTTAAAAATAGAAAATGATTTAGATTTTGTTTTTAATGGGATAGCATTATACATAGCACTCAACGGCATAGATGCTACATGGGATTTAGTTAATAACACAGAAGGAATGAAAAATACTTTAAGACAAGGGTATATTGATTCCGGAGAGTATATTGATGATAGGTACAGTAGAAAATACGGAGGTACACCAAATCCGTTTATAGCGTCAGTAGCAATTTCTATATTTTTAAATAGATTTAAAGATCAAAATTTATTTAAGAATAGGACAAAGAGTATTATCGAAACAATTATAAATGACAACGATAATATTGATGATGTTGTAGATAAAATAAAAAAACATAATAATAAACTTAGGGCAAAAGTTATAGCTGCAACAGAATTAGGTATAGCGCAATCATCAGTTGAATTACAAGCAATGCTAAGAATAGCAAAGCAAAAGCCAATATCAAAGTATTGGGTAGGTATATTAGATGATAGAATAAGAGATAGCCATTTTCAAGCTACAAACTTTTATGTAAGAAGTAATTCAATTCCACTAAACGATAGGTTTGATGTAAATGGTAGTTTGATGTTGCATCCTAGAGATATTTCAGCATCGGCAAAAGAAATTGTAAATTGTCGTTGTTATTTGGGATATGTTGTTTAAGTTTGTATTGTAATTGTTTTTGTGGTGGCAACAATTACATTAGTAATTAATAAGTGTTTAAAATTTGTGTTAGGAGCGTTCAGAAATGAATGCTCTTTTTTTTTATTAACTTTGGCATAAATTAATAAATATGTTAAGGTTTAAAGGAAATTATTTTGATGACATGGATGATGAGAAAGGTATCATCAAGGGATATGCATCAATGTTTAACAATAAAGATTCAGATGGTGATATCATCACCAAAGGTGCTTATACCAAAACACTTTTAGAAAATTCTGAAAGAATAGCGTTTCTGTACCAACACAACATGAATCAACCAATAGGTAAACCGTTATCTATGAAAGAAGATGAGAAAGGTTTATTTATTGAAGCAAAAATATCAGATAGTTCTTTAGGCAAAGATGTTAAGACAATGGTGTCTGAAGGAATATTAAAAGAGTTCTCGGTTGGATTTATTCCGATCAAAGAAGATTTGCAGAAGGATGTCAACTATATCAAAGAAATAAAATTATTTGAATTTTCTTTGGTTACCCTAGCTGCAAACCCATTGGCTAAAGTTACAGAGTACAAAGGGACAAAATCTGTTGACAATTTAATGGATGAGTTTGATAAATTAATCAAAATGTCAAGGAAACTTGAT